GGAACAGTAGGTTCAAGAATAACTTTACAATCAAGTACAACTTCATCAGCTTTTTTTAATTTAAACCCAGCAGCAACCCAAAACGTGACTAATACAAACGCAACTTGGATTAACTCTGCTGCTGGTCAGACCATACTATCTAGTGCAGGGACTTTATCTAATACGGTTAATTGGTCTATTGGCAGCGGAAATTTTTTAATAATGTTTTAAAAATAAATATATGACAACTATTACAAATGATTGGATCACTTTAGAAGAACTTAGAAACGGTGTTCGAGTTCAAAGAAAATTTGCAGGTCTTGATACTTTTATCGGTCAAGACAACTCAGTACAATACTGCCATGTTAAGTACTACGAACGAGAATTATACCCAAATGATGAGGTTATTAAAACCGAACAAAAGTATTATTCCTTAGAAGACTTACAATATACCGAAATTGTTGTAGAGGGAGTTCCTAAATATATGGAACCTCTTGCCGTACTTTCAGGGTTTATTAATAATCTAGGTTATCCAGGTATAATTAATCCTGCTAGAGATACGCTAAGCAGTACTCTTATCTTACCGTTAACTTGCGAAAATGGTTATCCGCTAAGACGTGATACACGAGAAAAGTTTAATGTAAACCCTTAAATTTAATATTATGAAATTTCTAATTTTTATCATAGCAGTTATTCTACTTTGGGTACTCACTCCAGTATTTATTACTTATTCCTTAATCCGTTTTATGTTTAACGGTTGTAAATTAGCGGATTATTTTTACTGGTTAGCTTTCTCTATTGACCAGTTGGGAAATGTTATGGGCGCTCCTATAATGAATGATGTTTTACTAAAAAAGAGTTCTACGTATTTATACGGAAATCCCGACCATACTATTAGTCACGTTACAGGCGTTAACTACCTAAATGGAAATCTTACTAAAGCTGGTTTATTTGTTGCTTTTTGTTTAAATAAAGCTGAAAAAAATCATGTAGAAAAAGCCGCTGAAAGTGACCAGCGTAATTAAATAAATTTTTATATATTTGTCTAAATATAACCTGTAAAATTATGTCGAAACAAAAAATTACTCTTGGAGAAGTGCTAACATTCCACACGGTATTAGACCATCTTAAAGGATTCACTAATTCTGAGTTTAACTACTTCGTTGCAAAAAATTTAGAACTGACTACAGTTGAACTTAAACCTTATTTTAAAGTTGTTAATGATATTGAGAGTATTCTTAAACCATTTACGGAAGAAAAGGCAAAGGCTTTAGAGGAATGTGCTGTAAAAAATAAAATGGGTGAACCTGAGGTAGCGGTACTTCCTAACGGCTCTCTTCGATACAACATACAAGGTAATGAAGCTTCATTTAAAGATAAATTAGATGCCTTAAAAACAAAACATAAAACTATTATCGATAAACACGGTAAAGAATTAAAGGAGTCTGAAAAATTACTAGAGAAACAAGTCCAATTTAGTCCGTATCGCATGAAAAGAACGTTTATACCTGATGGAGTTCCAACAGAGGTATATAAATTACTATTCCCATACTTGGACTAATTCTCTATGACACCAATTGAACAATACATAAATGACAATATCGATGCAACTGTAGTGTGCATTAAGAAAATACTATCGTGGTTACTACCCTCTATTTTAGGCGTGTCTACAAAACTTGCGTATGAAAGCAAAAGTAAAACTATCACTAAACTTCGAGTGGTTACATCATTTGTAATGGCTGTATTTGTTGGCTACCTATGTGACAAAATGTGTACGTACTATAAATGGTCTGAGGTTAGAGGTATAATTGTTTCCATTGGTGCTTTAGCGTCTGAAACAATTGTTCAGCACATGCTTGAAAATATTAATAGGAAAAATATTACTGAATTTATTAAACGTTTATTAAATGCCAGAAAACCAAACTAAACCTCAAAGTAACTCACTTATTCCCGGAATAATGTTAATTCTGTACATTATTTCAATTGGAATATCTTTTAAAATAGAATCTAGTTTTAAGAATGGTTACTACACTGCTGTAGATATCAGTCATAAACAGTTAATGGATTCCCTTGCCGCCAACAATATCGAGATAGCTACTGCTCGTGCTGAAAATCGAATGTATCAGATGGCTTTAAATGCCTCCATTCGAGATCGCTCTAATATCGTATTACTACAAAAACAAATATCTAAATCCTATGAAAAATTACAAGAAGATATTAAGTCTGTTAACGACACTATGCTTATCGGTGTCACAATGGACTTACTCGCAAAACATAGAGCCAAACCTCTTGAGAGAAATTAACTCTCGCTTATTAGAGGGACTTGAGTGTAAAGACTTAATAACACAAAAAAATAAAGAAATTCAGAAAATTGATTCTAGTTTTAGCGTAGTTCAAAAAATTAATGTAAATTTGAACAAAGAAATTGCTGCTCACGAAAAAAATGAATCGAATTACAAAGCAGAACTTTCTAAAACGGATTCAACAATGACAAAACTCTCTAAGGAAAACACTAAATTGAAATCAAGTGAGGAACGTCAAAAACGAAATAAAAAAACGTGGTGTGGTATTGCTCTAGGAGAGGCTGGTCTTATAGTGATAGTCATAATCACAATAGTTTTACTATAAATAACTAATCTAAATTTAATTACTATGTCAAACAATGTAGGTTTCTCGGTTAATGAGGGTGTTGCAAATGGCGCTACTCCTTTTTCTGAACCATCAAAACGTAATATAGGTATTGCGTTTGAACGCGAACGTGGGCCCGAAAATAAATTGTTCCGCATAACCTCTCCTGCTGAAGACCGTGCAGTATTTGGCGGTTTTAATGCTAATATGTATGGACCAACTGTGGTTCGTAACCTTATTAAAAATGCGAAAGGTTATTCAACTACAATTTTTGGTCTTCGTATTGTAGGTACAGGTACAACTGCTGCTACAACAGGTACAGTAGCTTTGAACGCTGTTAACCACACTTATTCTGCTGCTTACTTAGGTGATGCTGATAAGGGTGATTGGGGTAACGATATTTCTGTTATCTTTTACTCGTATGATTTTAAAGTTCCTCAACGTTTCGCTATTGAAGTGTATTATAAAAATCAATTTGTAGAGGCTTTTGATGGTGCAACTATGGCTGGTTTACAAACCGCTATTAATAACAACTCTAAATATGTTGCTGCTACATTTAGCGCAGAATATACACTTCCAGCTTGGGCTGCTGGTACTGGTACTTTAACTACTACAGCAGGTTCAACTACTGTAACTGGTGTTGGTACTACATTTAATACAACTAATACTCCAGTAGGAACTATTTTAAGAGATTCCTCTACTGATACCGTAATTGGTACAGTTGCTAGCATTACATCAACTACTGTATTAGTATTAGAAAAACCTGCCCAATTCGTAGGCGCTGCTTATAACTTCGAGGCATATATCCGCTTCAAGAACACTTTCAATTTAGCTGGCGGTACGTATGTTGCACCTGTAGAATCTGATTTTACTGCAATTCCATCACCTACTGCTCCTAAGGGTCTTGCTATCTTTGACGGCGCTGATATTCAGTTATTGATGGTTACAGAGTTTAACACTCTTACAATGGCGCAAGAAATTAATAGTTACTGTGCTAACCGTAAAGATGTTGTTGGTTTAATTAACTTGCCACAAAATGCTAGTGATACTGTAAAGGCTCAATACGCAACTGCTTTACAAACTAATAATGTTAGTTTTGTTGCTTGTTATAATGCTTGGCATAAAACAAGTGATGAGAACAACGGTTATGTTATCGTACCGGCTATTGGTTGTATCGTAGGTGCTGCATTTATTCGTGTACCTGCTATGGCTGGTGACGGTATTCATATTCCACCAGGAGGTATTGATTCTGCCTTTATTGATACTGTAGAAGTATACCCATTAAATGTTACGGATTCTCAATTGAATTTAGATACTAGAACGTATACTATTAATACTGTACGTTTTACTAATCGTGTTGGTTTCTGGGTTGTTACTTCGAGAACAATGTCTACTAACGCTCTATATCAGTCGATTCATATTCGTATGCAGACTTCTTACTATGTTCGTGTATTGAATACTAATATGGGTTATGTTCAGCAACAACCTAATACGCCTGAGTTGAAGAAACGTATATTAACTTCGTTATATAACTTCTTCCGTCCTGAGTATGATAAAGGTGCATTAGAGCGTTCAGTTCCGTTCGACCAAGCTTGTAAATTAATCTGTGATATTACAAATAATCCAGTTACACAACCACGTACGGACTTAAATGCTGATGTCGAATGGATTCCAACTGAAGTTACTGAGGCGTTTAAGATCTCATTAAACAGAAATGACGGTTCTTTATTAGTATCTGCAAATAGTTAATCAATTAATAATTTAAAAAGAAATAAATATGCCTCCTCCAGTTAGACCCACAGACTTGTACGTAACGAATGGTTGGTACTTGGAATTACCAGGTGTGGTATCTCCACACTTTGAAACATTAGAGGGAGTTTCTAAAAACTCTAATACTGTTGCTATCGTTGATTCAGGTACAAACCGTAGATATAAATTTGGTACACAAATTATTGACTACGGTGATATGATATTAACTCGTACATTACAAGGAACTCCTGATGATGTTACCTTAGACGCTACTACTGAAGCAATGATTCAGTTAGGTTTAAAAGTAAATGCAGTTGCAATTAAATTACACCACTTAACAGAGGTATTCCGATTAGTATTTGAGGGATTCCGTATTGTTAGTGTTTCTTACCCATCTTTTGATGTTAATGGTGAGGAGAAGTTCTTAATGCAATATGCTTGTACTTGTGATGGATTTGTAAAGTTATAATGCTGAAAATAAAGTCACATAAACGCAAACTCAAGAATAAAACGGCTGTGGTTAAATCCCACAGTCGTTCCTATTTAAAACGCTCAAAACAAAAGAGTAGTAAAGGAATCTCTCGTAATAGAATCGCTCAGAAACTATTTTCTGATGAAATGGCTAACATGCGAAATACTCACTGCTCCAATATCGTAAAAGAAAATCACTAATCGTAAAACTAAAATCGTATAACTCTATGAAACACATCGAACCTCCAAAGAAAGAAATCACCTTTAAAGGTAACCTATTCGTTGACTTAAACGTTCCGTATAAATTTGCTAATGAGATAATCAATAAGGCTGAATTATTACGAACTAACGGTATTGCGGAAGAAGTATTTTTAAAGAAGCTTCCTGAAAAACCATATACTTGGATAGCTAATGTTATCTCTATTGCAACCGGGTCTTTAGGCTCCATTCCAGTTGGTTTAGGAACACGTTCTACTTATGAAAAAACTGGTTCGATAGTTATTCCACCAGTTGTAAAAGCTTTACCTCTTGCGGAAGCAAATAGTTTATTACCTGAAATCCACAGACGAGTATGGAAGAATACTATTCCCATGCAGGAAATTATCTGTAAATATTGTGGTAATAAATCTATCGTAGATATTGAACTTGATAAAATGGAGTTATCTCCTGAGGATAAACAGTTAATTGCTGAAACACCTGAGTTTGAGATGTTGTACGTAGATTTAGTTGAACCAATTAGTTTAGATACTTGGATCAAGTCGATTAAAAAAGAAACTGAGTTCGGTGACTTAATGGGTAAAACATTCAACCGTTTGGTATTTAGAATACCTACTCTTGGCGATGCTATTAAGTTTGAACAATTTGCACCGACTGATGGTATTAAGTTTTGGAGAAAATTAGCGTTTGAGTGTTTAACTGCTATCCAATCAGTAGAGCAAGTTCCTGTAGTTGGTACTACAGATAAATTTGATACTAATATCATTGCGGCTGTCCCTACAGAAACATTTGTTTGGTTAGGTGATACTTTAATGAATAAGTATTTAGATGCTGAGGACTTAGCTAAGATTCGATTTGTAATGCGTGAAGAATTACCAACAATGCCATTTGCATATAAAGATTGCTGTCCGTCATGTAATCGTGAAACTCCTTTTATGATGGAAGCTAGTTCTTTTTTTTCGGAATAACACTTGACGTACTCCATGCACCACTTCAAAGAGTTCTTCACAAGAAAAATTTGAAGTTCGGTGACTGGATAATCAATAGAATTGAGGTGTTATTCCAGCCTAAAAGAGAACCTAATTACTCTTTAGACTCAATTCTTCACTTTTTTGCTAATCGACTAGGTATCTCTCCAACTGAAACACTACGGATGGAAGAAGAACGTAGGGATAAAATATTCTTACTTGAAAAAGAGATTTTTGACCGAGAGGTAAAAGAAAACCAAATAAAAAATGCTAAATAATGTCAGGTAGAGTACAGTCAGAAATAAAAGGAATGAGTTATGACTTTGGTATTGCTATTACCAAAGGTACGGTTCAAGCATTGACGGCTACCGTTGCTGCTGTTACAGCTCTTACTGCTAGTGTTTACACTTTACTAGATGCGGATGATGCTCTAGTTACCATGATAAATAAGAATCAAATTGCTTTTGGTGGTTATGCCAATACTATGAAAGCCCTTGCATACGCTGAAAAACGTGCTGCGGAGGGAATTGGTTTTAATACTGGTGATTTAATTGACGGGTTTAAAAGTTTACAACGTGCCGGATTAAATGCACGTAAGGAAACTGACTTAGTAGCCAAAGCTGCTATTGGTATGGGTGCGTCCTTTGCTCAAACGGCTCAAATAATTCAAAGTGGTGACTTTAGTGCTTTAGCTGAAGCTGGTATTATTAGTCAACGAACTGCTATGAGTTATAGTGCTATGGGTTTCTCTGCACAACAGGCAACTAGACAAGTACATGCTTTAATTAAAGAAGCTAACCGAAAAGGTATGTTTGATGGTGCTGTTCAAAGTATGGATAGTATTCGTTCTCGTTTTAAACAATTCAAGAATGATTTCGTATTTGCCATAGTCGGTGACCCTCGTGACCCTGAGGGACTTGCTTTTAACGTAAAAAAATACCTTACTCAGATAGCCGACTTTATTAATAAACATCGGAATACTATAATTTACTATGGTAAACTTATAGGTAGGACTTTCCGCTTTGTTATTAATGTAGTCGGTGATTTCCTCAAGATCATGTGGAAACAATTCTTTGGTATTCAAAATTTACAAGAGAAGTCTAAAAAAACTATGCAAGACCAATTAATGTCATTCGGTCTGTGGATAGAGTTCCTACGAGTTAAAATTAAAATGTTCTTCGAGGACTACGGTAAATATATTGCATTTGCTGTTAAAGCCTTACTTGCATTTAAGGCTATAAAAATTGGTCTTGGTATGTGGCGAGGTTTACGATTATCATTAAATTTCATACTTGGTTTATTAGAGGGTACTGTTATTCAAACAAGAACTCTTTATCGATACTTCCGTTTATTATGGAATACTTCTGTTATTAAAGGTTATATGCGTGAGTTTGGTGGTTTATCAGGAGGATTAAAACAGTATGTAAAAGATACTGCTATGCTTATTAAAACTAATGCTCAAGCATGGGGTAGTAAAGTTATGGCTGGTATCACTTCTATCGGTACTGGTATTGCAAGTGCAGCTACTAGTGCATGGGCTTTTACTGCCGCATTATTAGCTAATCCTATTACATGGATAGTTGCTGCTGTTGTAGCCCTTGGTGCTGCTATTTACTACGTTGTAAAAAACTGGGATGAGTTTTGGTACACTACACAAAAAATGGGTGACGGTTGGTCTGCTTTACTTGGGCCACTATTCCTAATCATAAAATATTGGGAAGAAATTAAAGCTACTGCTACAAATGTATGGGTTGCTATTAAAGGTTCTTTCGAAACTGCTTGGTTGTCTATTAAAACTTCGTTTGAAGATATGAAGTTTGCTATGGGTAAAATATTTGACCCTTTTAAAAATGCAATAAAAAGTATTAAAACTTTCTTTAAGAACTACGTTGTTGACCCTATTCAATCATTCTTTAATACTATTGGTACATACTTAGACAAGTTTGCCAATATATTTGGTATGGGTGGAAATGCTCTACAAGGAGTTGCTAATAAAGGTGTTGATGATTCTAAATCTTTAGCTACTGGTGTACAAAATACTAAAGTACAACAAGCATTACAATTACTACAAGCGCAAAAACGAAATAACGGTGGTAAAAATACTGTTGAACAAATGCAAGCATTTCTTTCTGTTGTTAACTCTCGTAATTCCGAAGTATCAGAATTAAAATCTTCATCTAGTGTTGCTGCAATAAAAGAAGGTAAATACGCTCAAATGACTGCTGATAAAATAGCAGAAGGTAAAGCGGGTAATACTGGTGCTTCTGTTGATTTCAAAGCTTTATCTGCTCCTAGTACTGGTGCAGGTTCATTTGGTGGTAATACAGTTAATATTAATTCAGGTGCAGTACAAATTAATTTAGGTGGTGCAAGTGGTATGGATGAAAATAAAATTGCTAACTTAGTAGAGAAAAAATTACGTGAGTTAATGAATAAAAATAAATTAAGAGAACAAGGATAATATGCCATTAGCTACTGCCATAAATCTAGGTATACCATCACCTTTAGCGTTACATGCAAAAATAGTTAACTCTAAGATTGCTGCTGCAAAAGAAAACGAGTTAGACGCTCGTGGTGGTTTAGGTACACAACCGCAAAAATTCATCGATACTGGATATTCTAGTAATCGTGGTATTCTTTGCGAAAAGGAATTTGTTGATACTCCAGAGAGAATCTTACTATTCCAATTTAATCCTGAAACTATTTCTGATAATAAGGTAAACAACTACGAAACTAAAAATCATACAGGATTCACATTTGTTGACTATCCCTGGATAAGTGGTGGTGAAAGAGATATTTCATTTGAATTATATTTTGATGCTACTGCAGGTGCTAACACACCGCACTTTAACAGAGGTCGTAATACTAGTCCAGTTTACGGCGCTGCTACTTATGATACGTTAGACCAGTATTTTCCTAACGGTACTGCGGATGATTTGGATATTTTACGTAGTTTCATGTACCCAAAAGTTCAAGACCCAACTACGCCACGATTTACGAAAGGTGGTCATATACCGGCTCCTAAATTTATGCCTCCTCCCGTACTTATATTTTCGTATGGACCAATCTACTTAGAGGGTTTCTTAGTTAGTTGTCCTATTGAACACTTACTTGTAGATAAATCTTTAACTCCAAGACGTAGTAAGGCTACGGTTACTTTTAAGGTAATAGAGTCGTACGTACCAGAAGTACAAAATATTTTATCTGACAAGTCAACAAAACCAATATCAAAAATTGATAGAAGTTACACTCGCTATTTTTAATTATGATTAGTAAAAATTATTATACAGATAATAACTTAAATTCTTTATTCGGTAATGGTTTACAACACTATCTTGTTAAACCAGCGACTACTGTTATTAGTAGTTATCCGTACGAAGTGCAAGCAGGTGATACTATGTACTCATTAGCTAAACGTCTATTCGGTGCTAGTGGTGAACATAACTGGACTATAATTTCTGATATTAACTATACTAGACTTCCTGATGAACTAATTCCAGGTGAGGAAATTCAGTTGCCTCTTATTATTTTAGATGATGCACGTTTTAATAAAATAAGTTATGACCAGACCACTTCTGCTACAACAAAGATTTAGTCTATTCGTAACTAAACCAGGTCAAAAAGGTTCTCGTTACGAAATAACTAATGATGTCGATAATGTTACTCTTGAGATTGACCAAGATCGTATTTCTGTTCTTACTTTCGTACTTAATAAACCTGAGAAACATTCTCAGTATATGGATGCCGGCTACCATATCGATTTTTATGGTGGTTATATTGACAGAGATGATTATTACAATAAAGAGCGTAATCAGTTTAATGAATTTACCTACGATACTAAAACTAGTGACCGCTACAGATACTTATTTAACGGTCGAGTTTTTTGGGTAAAACTTCGTTATGGCAAGGCTTCTAATACACTTGAAGTTATTTGTAAAGATATGTCATGGGGTGCCACTTCTAGTAATAATTTAATGCACTACTGCTACCCATCAAAAGACTCTAAACGTGATTTCGCTAATAAACCTAGCGGAGTTATAAAATTATCTGAAATAGTTAAAGGAATCTGTGATGAGATTAAAATTGAAAGTGATATACAAATATCTGAAGATGTCGAATTTACTTTTAAACGAGCTTCAGTTCAACACGGTATTACTGACTGGGCTTATTTACGAAATCTTGCTAAAAATTCCGGGTGCTACGTATGGACTAACATTGACCCAGATACAGGGAAATATACTTTATATTTTATTGATAGAGATAAGGCGGTCAATAAACAAAATGCTCGAACAGAGTTTATTTGGTTGAACCGAACTGATGACTACGAGTTTAAGCAACTGAGTGTTCTTCCTGATGCTACTGGTAAAACTGAGGAACTAGCTAAATTTAAACCTAATCAAATACAAATTGAAGAAATTGAAGTTGATGTTAATCCTATGATTGCAGGGACTAACGTTTCTATAATTACGGACTTTGATGATAATGGTCAACAAACACAAAAATTAGTTAGTTATACAGAGGATTCCGAATCTATTATTTACTGGGAACTTGACCGAGAGATGGTTGAACGTGTTGCTCGTACTAATCCAAAAGAAGCTGACCGTATAATGAATATGGGTCCTACTGGTATTCCTTATGATGTATTTATTGAATATTATAAACCAAGACCTATGCCTAAAGGTATTATCAATGCCATTGACCGCCCTTTTGCTGGAATCAGTGTTGATGCTACTGTTTTAGGTGATGTAAATATTGAACCTTTTCAATCATACCCTATTTTCGGTATCGGTAAATGGAGTACTCGTAAAAGCAGTAAAACATTATATTACTATCTTTACAGCATTACTCACGAGTGGGGCAGTAATGGATTTGAAACTAAATTAAAATTTAAAGCGTAATGGTTACTACTGCAAAAATAACTGGTGTTATAAAAGACGACTTTCTTATTGAAGTAGTTGATATGTTCGGTGTTACTAGGTATGTACAACCTATTTTTGCATTTCCTTTAACCGCTATTCCGTATCAGGATTGGGTTAATGAGTATAAAGACAAGTTCCTTGCTGTTATTACGTTTCAGGATGACGGTAACTCTGAGGATATGCAACGTGGTCTAATGATGGGGATGGTTCCTTTAAAAAATAATCAGACCCCTCAAGAGGGTTTGGATGGTCAGATCATGTTACTCGCTAAAAATTTCCGGATATGGTTAAATGATACTGACAATGAATTAGTTCTTGATAATCTAAATAATGGTAAGATTAAATTCGGTAATACTTTAGCTGACGAACCGTTAATGTTAGGAGATACTACAAAACAATGGTTAAATGACTTTGCTAGTAAAGTTAAAGATTTAGGCAATGCTACTAGTCAAATTACGGTTACATGTCCTCCGAGTGGAGGTACTTCCTCTCCTCCTATTAATAATGTTCAACTAACTCAGATAGTAATTGATATTCAGTTATTAATTCAACAGCTACCACAACTACTTAGTCAAACAGTTTTTACTGAGTAATAAATTTTTTACTATATTTGCTATAACAATTAAGAAATGGCTAACAACGGTTTATCACATAGATTCAGATTAGTTAACGGTAAGTTTGAATTAACTGAGGGTGCTACTAAGACTAAGGATGGTCTGTATTTTTTATTTTGTTTCAATGTCGTTCCTAGAATTTACATGGATAATTTTTCTCCAAAAGTTCTGGGCTTAGTTCAAAAAACTGGTTCTTTCATTCTTAGTTATAAATCTTTATTATTAGGTAGACTACGTTCTATTGTATTGACTTACGTACCGAATATTCGCTTAGATAGTATGGATTTTTTTAGTACTCGAAATGTTAGTAATGATAACGCTATAGAAGTTGTAATAAACTATACGTATGTTGGTGATAAGGAAGTTTCTACCGATAAAATAACAAAAATTATATAATGACTACATATACTAAGGCACAGATACTAGATGATTTTGCAACGTTACCGTTGGATAAACTTAATCGTTTGTATGCCTATTCTAAGTTCTTAATACTTCCGCAAGAAGATTTATTAACTAATGTAACTATGCAGCAAATGGTTGAAAAATCAAATGCTTTAGCCGATGAATTATTTCCTGAGTGGACTGACCGTTCGGAAACTGACTTCGGTATGTTCTTAGTTGAACTTATGGCTTTATTCTCTGAAAAAGATTTTTGGTATATAAATGCTTTTGCTCGCCAAACTATTTTACGAGATATGGATGTTTATTCACTTGCGTATTTACGCTCTGTTGAACTAGGTGCTAGACCTGATGTATTTACGGCTTCGTCTGCTACATTCGGTCTTGTATTTGTTGCAGGTGCAGCCAATACATATTTAACTGGCGATTTAAAAGTAAAGTTAGAAGACGGTACTATATTTACGAATACTTCACCTATAGTTGTTCCTCTTACAGTGAGCCCATTCTCCTACACAACTAATTTGAAACAAGGTGAGTACGCTTCTGAATCCTTAATTTTTAACGGTAGAAATGTTGACATTCGTAAAAAAGGTGTTGACATGAGTACTATCGAATTATCTATTAATGGTACGATATGGACTAGAGTTAATGTATTTGGTCAGAGTGGTTCTACTTCTACTGACTACATGGTACTTCCCGAAGAGGATGGAACATGTTCTATTTGGTTTGGTGACGGAACCTACGGTAAATTACCTGATATTTCTGATAAGATTGATTTAAAATATTTATTTTGTAAGGGGGCAGACGGAAACGTAGCCCTTCAAACAGCAACGATTACGAAATCTGTTACTGCTCGTGCTTGTTCTTCAGCTACCATGACTACAACTTCCACTAATGGGGTTAATGGAAGTAGTCTATCGAAATTAAAAAACGACACGCTTAACTACTTCAATTATCGCAAAGCTTGTATCAATGAGGACGGAACTAAAACATGGTTACTATCACAACCCGAAGTCGCAAAAGCTATTGTATTCATTTCAGGTTCAACTGTAAACTATTTTTGGTACTCGAAACTAGGTGCTGCCCCTACTCTTTCCGAACAGTCGGTTATACGGACTAGAATATCACCATTAGTTAGTAATGGTTTTACTCCAGCTTATAACGCTACTGTTTTCCAAAATGCCGGACCAATTACCGCTACTGCTTATTATTATGATGGCTACGACCCTAATGAGGTTGAATCCCTTGCTAAACAAATTATTCAGGATTATACTGACCCTTTAGTTAGTAATGATTTTGGTAAAGGGTTTATCCAGTCCGAAGTTAATATAGCGTGTGTTAGTAGAATTACTGGTCTTAGTAATATCGTATTTAATACTATTGCAGGTGGTCCGGCCGCTGATATAACATCTTCATATAATCAGCTCTTGAACAAAGTTGCGTTAGGTAATATCTCATTAACAATGGTAAAAGTATAGTATGAATTTTACATCACAAACCCCAGATGAAATACTAGAGAATCCACCTGCCAAAAAGTTACTTACTGTACTAGATGGCGTAGAGGAGTATAAAACTATTGAGATTGCAAAGGCACTTCGTTTCTATAGGAGCCCTATTAATTTTAATCTTACCTCACTAAGAAAGCAGTTAAATGATGACTACGGATTTCCTACTATCCCTGCTGACTTTCCTAAAGATGTTATCGATGCACTTAAATTAAATGCTGAAGATATAAATGCTCTTCGTGGTAGTAAAATAGGTTTAACCCTATGGCTATGGTGCTTAACATTCGGTACTATAACTGTAGATGATTCTTTATTTTTTCCTATTCCGCAATACTTAATTTTAGACTCTCTTACGAATGGCTATTTAGATCAATTTGCTCCTAATGTAACAACTAATCCTCCTACCATTCCAAATTTATTTCTGTTTGATGACGTATCTCAAAACGGACAAACTACTATAGTTATTGATATAGCTACCGTGTACTATAATCATCCTAGTATACCAACATACATAACCCAACACATAAAGAAATACTTAACGTTTGTAACTAGTAATGCAGTTATCACTGTAAACTTTACTAACGGGACTTATACAACTAATACATTTCCTTACCCTAAATTTGTAATATAATATGTCATTAAATCCAAAACCATTCACAGCTTCAGAGAAGATTCGTAATCGAACTTTCTTACCCTCACCTAATGTAATTACAGGCGTTGATATTAATCAAGAGAAAGAGGCTCTTGTTACGGCTATGGAGCGTATGACTGATAGATATGGTTCATATATAACCGGCTTTGGTATAGTTATGAACGCCACTCTTACTAAAGTTAGTCCTACTAGTTGGGATTTAGCTTATTCTGTAGACTTTGGTAGGCTTAATGCTTTAGTTCCGGCTAAATTATATTCAAAGACCGTTGAATTTTCTTTCTCTAGTAACTTGTACTCTTTTACAGGTACTTATAACCATACTACCAGACCAGTAATCGAATGGTGGGTAACCGCTAAAAAAAGTACAATTGACTTCGCTACTAATCCAGTTATGTCAGGGGTTAATGGACCAGGTTTTCCCTCTCCAGTTCCTAGCTCTGATACTGTTGTGTGGTCTGATGAAAATATCGTAGAGATTCGTAATAATACTTTCCCAGCTTTAGGCGCTGGTTACGAGTATATTTGTAAAATCGCCTCTATAATTTATAGAAATGATATTCATTTAGGTTTAGCTGACGAGTATACTGCTATTGGTATAATTGAAACTCCACGTTTAGATGCTACTAATAACTTAGATGATATTCTTACTGTTTCTCTTAACGTGCTACCAGAGGGTTCTAAACCTAAAACTCTTACTGAAGCCGCTAGTAGAATGTCTGTAATATTTGATGACTTATACAGCCGTCTTCCTGCTTTAAAAAAATACCCTGATGTTAAAGAAATAAGTACCACTACCGTATTAACAAGTGCAGATGTTCGTAAACTAATTAAAGTTACGGGCCACACTGCTCCAGTTACCGTTACACTTCCTAACTCTAATAACTTACTAGATTCAGACTCGTTCGTTATTTATAATGACGCTGACTATCCAGTTACAATTCAAGGAACAACTGCTTCTGTTATGGGGGCTTCCTTTATTACTTTAATTGGCGCAGGAGATATTGTAGAGATTGTTCTCGATAAAACCTCTGTAGATTGGAAGCGTTCTCTGTACTATCACTTGCAGTCTGTCAAGGCCTATAAAGAGGTTGATGTAAATACTACCCTTACAGTTAGTGATATGGAGAAATTAATCTACACAGAGGGCTCTGTAGGCAATGTAACTCATACTTTACCAGCAATAACTAATTTACCTGATGCCACAAGTATTATTTTTTATAATAATTCTGATTATGGTGTTCAGGTAAATGGTACTGGTGCTGCTATTCAGTCGCTATCAAGTATTCGACTATATTCAAAAAATGATTTTTGTAAATTGGTACTTGATAAGGCTAATAATAACTGGGTTCTTGCTAATCACAGATTATCAAAACCTGTAACCACTGTTATTTCTAAAACTCTTGGTACTACTTTTAGTGAGGTAGGCGCTGCTGCGACCGCTACATTTTTATTCGAGGACGAAATAAAAAACACTTATTCTACATACAACATTACTAATGGTAGATTTACTCCTGATGTTGCCGGCTGGTATGAAATTGATGTAAAGGCTCTATTTTCCATTGCAGCTTCTATTGCTAACTACACTATAGAAATGGCTCTGTATAAAAATGGCTCTCTATTAATGATGTTAGATACTAAATATCCTTACAACGGTGCTTCAGAGATTTTAGATCTTGAGGGTTCCTATATTTTTCAAGCTAATGGTACTACTGATTATTTTGAGGTCAGACTTAATACTTATAACCCTCAAACATGGGTAATGAAAGGTAGAGTAACATATAAATTTATCGAGGAGTAAAAAATAATTTTATTTTGAATTACTAGTAAAATCAAGCTTTTAGTTTTCTAAAAACAATTTCAGAAAATTTCGGCTTGATTTTTTTCTTATATATTATTATCTTTAATTATTAATTCAATTTAATTGAATAGTTATCTAAGTAATTAGATAGTATATAAGTATTTATTATATATTTAATATTAGTATTCATATAGTCAGAAATTTTACTATCTTTGGATTTGTAAACACGAGCCAATGTATAGAAGTAGCGTTCTAGTAGTGGATAAAAAATCACTTACTAGTGAAGAAATAGAAAAAATACATGTTGATTTAACATTCCCTAATCCAGTATATGAGAATACACTGACTTTTTCTAAATTTCGTCCTAGTCCAAATATCCCTAAAGAAATTAATTTTTACCAGGAGATTGACGGTAAATTAATTCTGCCTAGAAACTACCCGCTTAACCCTAGTTATAAAATAACAGATAAAACATGTATTGGTGACCCTTTACGTAATTTTGACTTTAAAGGTACTCTACGAAAGTACCAATTAGATTTCTTCCGTACTATTGACTGGAGATTAGATGACATTTGTTTTGCGTGTCCGTGTGGTCACGGTAAATGTTTAGGAAAAGGTACTAAAGTCTTAATGTATGATGGATCAATTAAAAAAGTTGAAGATGTTGTAGTAGGTGATTTATTAATGGGTGATGATTCAACACCTCGTAAAGTGTTATCACTAGCTCGTGGTCGTGAACAAATGTACTGGATTCACCAAAATAAAGGGATTAGTTACCGAGTTAATGAAAGCCATATTTTATCTCTAAAAAGTCGTAGTACAATTAAAGATTCTGAAATTGTTGATATTTCTGTAAAAGATTACTTACCTAAAACTCGTAATTGGAAAAACTTACATTTAGGATATAATGTTCCAGTCGAGTATAAACGCAAGAAGAATTTAATTGATGCTTACTTACTTGGTTTATGGTTAGGTGATGGTGATTCTTGCCATACCACCATGACTACTGATGAAAGAGATACTGAATTAACTGATTTTTATTCAGAAGTAGTAAAACGGTATAAAGGTCAAATTACGTATAGAACACAACCTGATAATAACTCTAGTAGGTACTCTTTTGTTACACCTAAAGGCAAACGAAATCCTCTATTACAGTTATTCAAGAAAGAAGGTTTAATCGGTAATAAACATATACCTGAACACTATATTACAACTTCTCGTAGACAACGTTTAGAACTACTTGCAGGTTTAATAGATACTGATGGTGAATACTGGAATAAAAATCTGTGTATTACACAAAAAAGAGAAGTACTTGCTGACGGTATTGAGAGGTTATGTTGGTCATTAGGTTTCCGTGTAAAACGTTCTATAAAAGTAGTTAAAGGAGTTGGTTATCACCGTTTAAATATATCAGGTAAAATTGATGAAATTCCTACTAGATTACCCCGTAAAAAAATAAGCGAACGAGTAATTTACAAAGACCCGCACGTTAATTCTATTGAAGTAGTAAAAGATACTGTTGATAATTTCTATGGCTTTGAAATTGACGGAAATAAACGTTTCCTACTTGAAGATAGTACAGTTACTCATAATACAACTATGGGTATTAACGCTATTTACAAGTATAAGGTTAAAACAATTGTATTTGTTAATACTAATTTTTTAGTTAGACAGTGGACCAAACGTTTAAAACAATTTACTACTGGTCGTATTCATGTATTAGATTCCTCAAAAATTGACAAATTAAACATTGATGACGTAGATGTTATTATTTCTACGCTAGATATGTTTAGATCAACTTTAAATAAGTACCCTGATGACTTCGATACGTTTGTTGCTACTGGTAGATATTCAGGTAAACTTGAATTTATTAATCACTTAGGTTTAGTTGAGTTTGATGAAGCTCATCGATTAGGTGCTAATGAGTATGAACCAGTTATTACCTCAATACCGGCTAAACACCGAATTACTTTAACCGCTACATTCAGAAGAGGTGACGGTCGTGAAAAAATGCTTATTTATCACTTCGGTAAAATTTATATCATGCCTAACCAGTTTCCTAATGCTCTTTACTATGGGCTTGATACTGAATTAGAGTTCGGTCATGTTATTGATAAAAAAGAGGCGGATAAACTAAAAATCACTGAGTTACTTGACGATTATAAAGTAGATTATCAAGAGTATAAAAAATACTATGAAGTATTCATTAACTGGAAACAATTAAAAGTAATTGAAAGTGAGGGTAACAATAAAGTTAAGTATAAAAAACACTTAGATTTATTACGAACCCCTACTAAAACAACCATACTAGATAACTTTATTGTTACTGTTTCTAAACGCCAGCGCCTTGTTTACAAGTTACTTGAACAACTCTTACAAGAAAAACGTACTGTACTTGTACTCAGTAAAAGAAAGAATGTTTTGAAAGTAATGCACGAGATGTTTTCTAGTCGTGGCTACCGTAGTGCGCTAGTTATTTCTGAAACCGCTAACGGTAAAGAGGATGAACTTGAAGAGGAAATGAATCAAGCACAAATCATTTTCGGTATTAACCAACTTGCTCAAGAGGGACTTGATTGTGATAATTTAGACACCGTTGTTACATTACATCTAGTAAAAGACCCTGAACAGTTAATCGGTCGTACTATGCGCCTAAAAGATGGTAAAAAACCTGCTTTAGCGATACAATGTGTAGATAGATTTCGACCTTATCTTGGAATTTATGATAAAAGTCTTACTTTTGCTAAAAATAATGCTGACACAAAAGGCTTAGTTAAATACGAAACCTTAATTGAAGAAATCTTATGAGTAAAAAACAAATAGTTCGCACCAAAGAGCAGTCAATCCACAATATTAGTTTACTATTCTCTAGTATTATGACGGAATTAAAGTTAGATGTTTCCTTACCGTCAATAAAAGACACCCCGTTGCGTGTAGCTAAAATGCTAGTTACTGAAACATGTTCAGCACAATTTACTGACCCGCCAAAACTAACTGTATTCCCTAATGATGGAAATGACCAGATGGTAATAGTTAGAAATATCACCATTAATAGTTTGTGTGAACACCATTTTCAACCATTTACAGGTGTATGCCACATTGGTTACTTTCCCGATAAAAAAATTCTCGGGTTAAGTAAGTTTAACCGCTCCGCTCAGTATTTTGGTAATAAGCCGCAAGTACAAGAACGTCTAACCACTGAAATCGCTCAGTACCTAAGTAAAGGTTTAAAAACCGAAGATGTTGCCGTTGTAATGACTGCTAAACATTTATGTTGCGCTTTACGTGGTGTAAAAGACCCTAATTCTGATACTGTTACTAGTTACATGGGTGGTCGTTTTAGAGAACAATCAGTAAGAGCCGAATTTCTTAACTTAATAAAAATAGGTCAATGATAACTGCTAATCGATACCACGATATTTGTTGCGGACACCGTGTATACGGACACGAAAATAAATGCGCTCACTTACACGGTCATAACTATAGATTCCACTTTAAACTAGCTGCTAATGTTGATACCGATAGTCAGTATGAACAACAAGAATTAGACTCCATTGGTAGAGTAATAGATTTCAGTGTAATTAAGACCGCCCTTTGCCAGTGGTTAGAGGATAATTTTGACCATAAATTTCTGATATGGGAGAATGACCCAATATCAACACTACTAAAAAATAATGACCCACAAGGCGTAGTTGTAACTAAATTTAACCCTACTGCGGAGAATATTGCTAAGTTCTTTGTAGATGAAATCGCACCTAAACAGTTATTCGGTATGGGTGTTCGATTAGTTGAGTGTACTATCGAAGAAACTCGTAAATGTTCAGTAACCTATAAAATTTAATACATGGTAATTATCGTAAAAAAGTGGATTTATCCTGCTAGTTGTCTAGGCCCATTTATAATTATTCGCGAGAGAGATTATAATAAAGTTGTACTTAACCATGAGTACATACATTTTATGCAACAAAAAGAAATGCTATTCATTGGCGCATACGTAATGTATCTAATTGAGTTCGTGTGTAAGTTATTTGTGTATGTAGATTTTCGTAGTCCTAAAACATGGATTAAAAATGCCTATATAAATATCTCTTTTGAACGAGAAGCACACGCCATGCAACCACTAGTAGGTTACTGTGGTCACAGAAAACCGTATGCACACTTTAAATGTATTTACCTAAAAAACAGTCTTAAATATGCCAAATCCAACAACATTGCAAGTAGATTGGGATTCAAGTAATACCGATTTCGACCAAATATATAACCTTAACGTAGGTGAAGTATTTAAGTTTACAAAAGATATTGAAACTATAAATGCTAAGATCACGGAACGAATACCTAATACGCTAAGTAAATTTAAAGCTACCCTTATTACTCCGGGTAGTCCTTATTACACTATATATGGTGTAAATAGTTTTATAGTTACTGAGAAAGAGGAAGTTCCAGTACCGTAAAAACCTAAAAAAGATTTCTGAAAAATTGAGGTTGCATCTATTTTTAATAGTTTGTACCATTATCTCATAAATTAAAATAACAAGTAAAACCAAAAAACAAATGCTTATGAAAAATGCAAAGCTGATTAAGTTCAAGCCAGAGGCTACTATTGTAGTACAACACATGGCTTTAGTAGAAATCGAGGGTATCGCTCACAACGGGAAGTTATATGTCCCTACTGGTTTACCAGTTGGTGCAGGTGAATCTTCTGAAGAAGAGGACGATGATGACAAAGGCACTCCGACCGTAACGAGTAAAAAAGCTCCAGTAAGAACAACTAAACCTGATGTCGAAGAGGAAGACGATGACGATGACAAAGGAACCGCTAAACCTGTTGGTGGTAAAAAACCTACCGAAAAAGAAATGATGGAAATGCCTATCGATGAGTTATGGGAGATGGTTGACGAAATTCCAGGATTACGTAAAAAGATTACTGCTGCTGATGGTAAAAATACCAACATGAAAGTACGTAAGGCGTTATTAGAGGCTTGGTCAAAATCTAAGTCAAATGATGACGATGAAGATGAAGCTCCTGCAACTACTTCTCGTAGAGGTGCTGCTCCTGAACCAAAAGGAGGTGATGTTCCTAAAGGTGCTGATAAGTTATTGAAGAAATTCGATGCTGCTGAAATCGAGGAGGATGAGTTAATCGATGGTTTAGTTGAATTAGGTGCTGATAAAGCTGCAACTAAAAAGTTCGTTAAAGAATTTGTTGCTGATTCTACCGCACCAGTAGAAGACTACATTAAAAAGTTACCGTCATTATTCTCTGATTCTGAGGAGGAAGATGATGACGATGACGACAAAGCAGCTTCTAAAAAGGCTCCAGTAAAATCTTCAAAACGTGAGGCTATTCCACACGATGAGTTAGAAGTTGGTGACAAAGTAATTGTTAAGTGGGAAGATGGTGAAGAGTATACTGGTGAAGTTGCTTCAATTGGTAGAAAAGGAATCACTATCGATTACGATGATGACACTTCTGATTTATTAGATGAAGAGATGGTTGTTTACGCTCGTAAATAATCAAATTTAAAACCATAAAATACCCTTGCATATAACGTGTAAGGGTATTTTAATTTAAACCTATTCCTATGCCGATAAAAGATAAAAATCCGAACGAAGTTATTATACAGAAAGCTAGAACGTATATTCAAAATGACTTTAAAATAAAGTTGTTGTCAAAGAGAAACGCTCCTATTAAAGAAGAGTTAAAAGCACTAGTTGACAAGAAAGGTTATGTAACTCCTAAAGGTTCTAAACACCTTGAGTTATCTGAGGAACTTGAATTAGTTAATACGGTTCGTAATTCTGTAGAACTGGTTCCTGAGGCAATCTCTATTATCGAAAAACACTTACCACATTTAAAGTTAATTGAAACGGTTAAAGTTGTACGTGAAGACCGCCTACAACAATATATTGAATCAGGCGAAATATCTACTCGATTAGCGAAACGTTTATACCAAATTAAAGAATCATTCTCATTCTCTGTTAAAGAAAAATAGTATGCCAAAAAAGAAGCTTTATAACAACAAAATAATTATGGTTATGACCGTAGGAGAACTAGCTAAACACTGTGACTATTCTATCATAACTATTAAAAAAATGGAGGAACGTGGTTTAATTCCACATTCTAATTTACGAGGTAAACGTTTCTCTAACGGCGAAATTGGTAGTCGCTTATACACTGTTGAATTAGCAGACAAACTAAAACAAATACTTAGTGAAATTAAACAGGGTGTTAAAACCTCTGATGAAACTAAACGTAAAATTGCACTCGCTTTCGAGGAAGAAAAACTTAAACTACAATAGATTATGCCAGTAAAAGACCGCTCAAAAAAACCGATAAACCAAAAGGATATTAATATCCATAAGGAACCTAAAATTAGTACTGTAGTAACTGACGAGGTTCGTGGTACAGTAACATTCAGTAAAGGTATGACTAAAAGTTTGGGTGATTTCAGTTCCGCTCGAATAACTGTTTCAATGACTTTACCTATTTACCATACTGAGGAAGATGTAGAGGCTGCTCGTAAAAGTATGCGAAAATGTGTGCAGTTAGTTGATGAGGAATTTGATGCACAAGTAGAAGAAGTACTTGAAACAATGGATCGTATGTAGTATGAATATTATACCGAAACTAACACAGGAACACCGGATAATAAATAATATCAGTTTTAAATACATTATATACCTGTTCTTAATTTCTGATACAAAAAGAAACCAACGTACTAAGGAAGTATTTTCTAATTATACTGTACTGGATATTGTTGATAAATTTTCCCACCTAGAGGAACTCGAAATAGAAAGAATCGTATCAATACTTGAAAATGAGGGATTTTTATATGTAGAGAATGACCAAATAATCGTAGGTAATATTGTTGATAATATCGTAAAACTGCTAAATAATGATGCTACTTCCCCCTCTGAATTTTTTACTATGCTAGAGGAAAGTAATAGGCAGTTTGCTATTAGTATGAGAAGAAATCCTAAACTGTACTTAGTTGAACTAGGAACCGACCGTATTAATAAACTCAAAAATAAGGACATTGACCGATGGGTATTACATGACCTCATGGACTTATACCGAGTTACCTACGAAAGTGTATTTCAGGAGTTTGTAAAAGACTACCAAGCTAAAGAATGGGCTCTTATGAAAGGGTTGATAAAATTATACGAAACTGGTACTATAGTTAAGATGATTATTTACTATCTTCACCACTCTGAGAAATTTCACCGAACACTGCCCTCTATTGGTTTGTTAATATACCACAAGAACGATATTTACTCAGCTATTACAGTTACTAATAAACGAAATAAAAACAGACACGTACGAGATGACTCCGATTTCTAATAATGATGAGGCTGCCTACCTAGTATCTGTAGGTATTCTAACTAAGTGGCACAGTAAAACTTTATCTGAGTATGATAATGATACTGTCGCACTTAAAAAAGTAAAAGATTACATTGATAACTTTAAGGAGTTTAAAGATGATGGTGTTGGTTTATTTTTATACGGTTTCAATGGTACGGGTAAATCTCACCTATTGAATTGTGCATTTAAACAACTACTACATAAACGACAAAAGGTACAAATCATTTCTTTCTACGACCTTATTACAAACTTTGTAGATGGTTGGTATGATACCGATAAAAGAGCCGTGTTAAACTCCTATAAAAATGCTGACTTTCTTGCTATTGAGGAAATCGGTAAAGAGTTTCAATCCAAAAATAGCGAACTTGCATTAACTGTATTCGATAATATTTTACGTTACCGAATACAGATGCTAAAACCTACATGGTTTACCTCCAATAAAAAACCTAATGATATTGCTTCGTTGTATTCTGAAGATGTTGCAAGTATGCTACGTGAGGGAACTATTGCAGTTAATGTAATTGGTGATGACTACCGAACAAAAATACACCAAGAAAATAAGAAACGCCTATGATGTCTGATGCAGATAAACTACTTGTTGCAATCCTTAAACACAAGGACACTGATTTATTATTCAAAATTAAACGTGAATGGCTTGATAAAGCAGAGTTACCTAAGTTGCAATACATACTTGACTATTTAGGTACCCATGATGAATTAGTCGGTATAAAAACTTTTTGTGCTGGGTATTCTTTAGATCGTACAGAAGTCGATAGTCGTCCGGGTGTATATTTACGTGCCGTACGAAATCGATTCTTATTTATGGAAATCTCCGATAAGATTCCTAATATTATTAAGTCCGCTAAAAAAGACCCTGCAATATCTTTAAAACTACTTACACAACTCGCTAGTGAATTAAACCAAGATGAGAACACTGATAGTACTGATACCAATTATAGTGATGTAGCCGCTACTCGTATTGATAGATACAAAGAGCGAATACTTAATGAGGGTATTACTTACTCCAGTATGGGCGACCCAATTCTTGACCAAGTATTTATGGGTTATGGTAAAACTGATTTAATTACAATGGGTGGTCGTGCAGGTAGTAAGAAAACATTCTTATTATGTTTCCTTGCAGTATTAGCCGATGTAGTATTACCAGAAGAGTATGGTAAAATTTTATTCTTTACGAATGAGATGTCTACTGAACAAATACTCGACCGTATGGATGCTATTCGATTCTCATTACCATTTAAAGATTTCTTACGTGGTAAATTATCTAGGGCTCAGTTACGTGCCTACAATGAGGGTGTAAGTAAACTAACTTCTCGAATAATTTTTATTGAGAATGTTTACACAATGGCGGAGTATAATAACAAGTTGAAAATATACAGACCAGGTATATCTTTTGTCGATGGTAGTTACTTAATGGAACCTGAGTATAAAGGTGATGACTGGAAACGTATTACTTATATCACTCGTTATTTGAAACGTGTGCATAAACTAATGGGTATTCCTTGTGTAAATACTACACAGTTAAAACGTTCGTCAGGTACTAAAGAGAGTAATACTTCTTTCGGAGCACAGGATGATTTCGCATACGCTAGTTCTTATACGCAAGACTCTGATATTGCTATTCGTATGTTTGCCGACAAAGAAATGATGTTCCGTAATGAAGTAGGTATGCAAATTGCAAAAGGTCGAAATGTTGATGCTTTACAAATACCAGTGTTCGTTGCGAACCTAACTAAAATGGACTTCCACTTCATTCTAACTGATGCTAATGGAGAAGAAGTAAGTAATGACCCCGCACCAGTAAATAAAAAACCTAATGCAGTAAAATGGAATTAATAAAACCTAGTGAACTAACTCTCGAAGAATTGAATTTACGAGATGTATTTGCAAAGTCAGCCCTTAACGCTATTATTCAAAGTGACCCTCAACTTGAGGCTTGTACTGCAATAGCTGACGCTTGTAAAATCGAATTACAGGAAGCGGTTGCTCTTAGCGCATACACATACGCTGATTCAATGCTTAAAGTAAGAAGACCTGATTATAAAACTAATTTATAGCTATGTATACAGAAGAAACTTTATGTGATTTCGGTAAAAAGTATATCGGAACTCCAATGAAAAATATTCCTAGAAGTTATCTAACTTGGTTCGTTGATTCAATCAAAAAACAGAAAGATAGAGGTGCTTATACGCTACAAGAAAAAAACATTGTTACGTATGTAGAGAGTTTACCAATTCTATCTTTTGTTAGTAAAACGTTCGATAAAAATACTTCTGAAAATGAGATGACTTTATTTACTAAAGTCGCTCTGCACGAATGTTTTACCAAGATGAATATGAATTTAGGTATTCGTGATTCTAAGAGAAAAATTAAAATAACAATTGAAGAAGTAGAGTAATGTTACATATTTATTTTGACGGAGCATGTGGACCAAAAAACGATGGTACTGGTCACATGGGAGTAGGCGTAGTTGCATATAATGTTCTAAATTCTAAGAGTGAAAAACTATTTGAGAAAGCATTATATTTACCCTACACTGCTAAATATGAGAAACTAAATTACGGTCGCTCAGAATTTTCATATTTGCATACTAGTAATAATTTAGCCGAACATCTTGCATTGTTCCACGCTCTTAGATTCATTTATGCTACTAATTCTCCTAATAAGATTCCTAGTATTAATGTATTTGGTGATAGCTTAATGGTAATAAATCAGATGAATAGTATTTGGAATATAAATGATGGTAAACCTTATTCAGAAGTTGCTAAGCGTAATAAGTTTATTACAATGAATTTTTTAAACGAGTTTGATATTAATTTTAAGTGGATTGCTCGTGAGAAGAATACTGTTGCGGATGAACTTAGTAAAATCGCATGTGAAAAGAAATTATCTTTTGAAAAAACTTTATAAAATGAGATTGCTATTTTTCTTACTATTCTTTATCATAGTAAATATAATTAACCCACCACTAGCAACAATACTATTATGTATATGGACGCTAATAAAAATAAAGAAAATAAAAAAATCGTGAAGTTTAGTGATTTAAAGGTTCTATACGGACAGTTCTCTTATAAGTACGCTACAGGTATTCAACACACTCAAAGGGTTGTGCAGTATATCGATATGGTAGCCGATGTACGCTTTAGATATGGTAAGTATATTTTCTACTTGAATAAGTACCCAGTTAAATGTAATGACGGAACAAAACGGTATAATGTTACATGCTCTATAACTGGGTTCTCTATTGTTGAAAGTCTTACAAATGATATTACTTACGTACGCCAAGAAATTTGTCGAAAGCTCTCACATGAGGGATTTTCTAATTATGAGAGAGCCGTACAAGTTGTTTGTTCCGGAACAAAGAAAATGAATCCGTTACTAGCTGAAATTCAACCCTCAGTATTAATGTTAATATAAAGCCATGAAAGAGAAATTAAAAAACTTCTACGTAGGTACAGTACTACCTATACTATTAAAAGTACAAACATTCTTTATTTTGTACTGGCTAACCATTGTGCTAATATCAATTATATTATTTGTAGTTGGGTATTCAATATGGTTTTTAAATAATAAGTGCGATAGCGAAGTTATTAATGCACACGAGATAAGATTTTATCTTTGTTTGTTCTTCATTTCGTTGACAATATTAACTTTCGCTATCCTTAGACTTTATAACGCTATTGTAATAAATACTAGTATCTCTAATAAGGTCGTTAAAACTAATGTTCAATTAGAGAAAGCCATAAGTGATAATACTAGGGAAAGCAAATTAGTATCTAATCAGGAACGCTCTATAGTTAGTTCAACCGCTACAAAATTTGCAAACGCTACAAATTCGTTACATGTTGCAATGGATAATCTAACCGCTGCCGTACAACGTGCATTTAAAACAAAATAAGAATGAGTTTACTCACCGTATTTGCTAAGTACCATCCAGAGGTTATGAGTAACGGTCAGATTCGTTCTATGTGTCCGTTCAGAGAAAATCACACTGGTACTGGTACAGGTCAAGGACTCGAATCCTTTCGTATATCACCTGAGATTAATGCTTACCATTGTTTCAGTTGCCACGCCAAAGGAAACTTAATAAAGTTACTTACTTCCGATAGGTTTGATGTACCTGCATTTGAAGCTTTAACGTATGTTCGATTAACTGAATACAAACGTGAAATAAAAGATTCTATTAATGATACTAAGTCCGAGTATTACATAGATTTTAATTCTCCACCGAAACAATTCTTGGATCGTGGTTTCTCCAAAGAACTCCTTAAATATTTTAGAGTTGGTTCTACTGATACTGAAAATGTAGCAGGAATACCTTACTATGATTTTCATAATAAACTACAAGGTATTAAGTACCGTAACATGAAGTCAAAAGACTTTTGGTATTCTGAGGGATTTCAAAAAGAAAAGTATCTGTATAACTTTAATCCTAATGCTCCTTACATGATAGTAACAGAGGGTGAAACTGATACATGGAGAGCGCACAGTTGGAGATATTTTGTATGTGCTTCACTAGGTTCATCACTATCTGATGACCAAGCAGAGTTACTCAGTAAAATACCTAAAATCTATTTAGCATATAATACTGATTTACCTGGAGTTCGATGTACGGATGCTGCCTATAAAAAATTGTATAAGTATACCGATGTAGAAATTTTAAATCTACCGGCCAAAGATATTGACGACTGTACTTACAGACAATTTGTAAATGCTTTTAATAATCCAGTTAGTTACGCTGAGTTCAAATTACTAACTACAATTGATGACGAAGATTAAAAATATTTTAGAGATGATTGAGGTTGTTTCTAATTTTAGTAAAATGTATAATTGTATAACTTAAAACCAAAAAACACATGCCAGTAAAAAATCGCAGAGGCGTTGCAGCAGAAGAAAAACTTCCTGCACGTAGAGGTTCACGTCACGATGACGATGACGAAGACGAAACACCAAGAAGAGGTGCTACTCGTACAATCAAAAAAACAGGTTGGGCTGCTCTTGCTCAAAAACGTCAAGAGATTAAAGAAGAACAGGAAGAACGTGAGGGTCAAATCCCTGAGTTCTACTTAACTGAAACTAATGACACAGCACAAGTACAGTTCTTAGCTGACGAACCAGTTGTAGTTGATGGTCATCAAATTAAAAATAACTCAGGTAAGTGGTTATTTACTCCTTGCCAGTTAGAGAAACAACGTTCATGTTTAATGTGTAGTTCAGGTATCAAAATCACTACTAAGTTTGCATTTAAAGTTATCGACTTTAGAAGTGATTATGATAAGGACAAAAAACGTTTCAAAGGAAATAAACCTAACGAAAAAATATGGTTTATGGGAATGAAAATGGCTGAACAAATCAAAGCTTTCGCTGACAAAAAAGGTAAAGAATTAACCGAAGTTGTTTTTGAAGTTTCTCGTAGCGGTAGTGGTAAAGCAGTTGCTTACAACTATCAATTAGCTTTTGATAAAAACGAAAATCGAGTTAAACCGATTGAGTGGGAAGAAAAATACGATGCTATCGAAAAATTAATTAAACCATTGAAAGACGAAGTACTTGAGCGAATTGGTTTCGCTAGTAACGAGGACTAAAACTCAACCGAGTAACTATGAAAAAACATAGAATAATCTCAACGAAACAGGAATTTCTTACTTATTGCAAGGAAGTTAATACCAAAGAATTAATAGTATTCGATAGTGAAACTACAGGTTTGTCAATCGATAATAAAATTCTAGGTATTGCTCTTTGCGATAGTACGGATATTCCTGTTTTTGTTATTACCAATTTTTATTTCTCTAAGGGTATTTCAATTACTGATTTACGAGAAGTCGCTAATAAATATTTTCCTTTGTGGACTGGCATTGCTCACAACGGTAAATATGACTTAGGTATGTTTACAGGTCATGGTATCGCTGATATTAAAATTCAAGATGATTCATTGATAATGGCGCATGTTGAAAATCCTGATAACGAACTTAACCTCGAAAGAAGAGTTGAACTTGATTTAGGAGTACGTAAAGAGAAGTTTGAAAAACTAATCGGTAAAAAATGGGAAAAAATTGATTGGTCAAAAGAGGCTGATGAGTTATTACCAATACTAGCTGAGTACGCTTGTGCCGATGTTTATTGGACTAAACAACTACGTAAATTTTATTTACCTAAACTCGAAGAAGACCCTGACTTATTAAAAATACATGATGAAATGGAGATTCCTCTAGTTCCAGTATTACGTGATATGTGGGTAAGAGGAGTTAACATTGATTTAAAATTACTGCAAAAAATGAAGTCTGAAATCGAGGGTCATTTAGTTGAACTCGAACAAAAAATTCATAATGAAGCAGGTTGTATTTTTAATATTAATAGTGGTAAACAAAAACAAGAAATATTATTTGGTAAATTAAATTACGAACCGTTGAAACGTACTAGAGGTGGTGCAATTGCTACTGATAGTGAAACTATGGAGTATCTTGCTGCCAAAGGTTATCCTATTGCTGAGTACTTAGTTGAATATTCGGAATTAAATACGTTAAATAACAATTTCGTTTCTAGTATACCAACAATGCTAGATAAAGATGGTCGTTTACGTGGTTCATTAAACGCACAAGGTACTCGTACTGGTCGTTTTAGTAGTAACAATCCTAACTTACAAAACCAACCTAATAACGATAGATTTCCAGTTCGTAAAGCGTTCATTCCTACTGAGGGATATTATTTAATATGTGCCGATTTCTCACAAATCGAATTGCGTGTAATGGGTCATGCTGCTCAAGATGAACGATTCATAAAAGCGTTTTGGAATGGTGAAGATATTCACGGTAAAGTTGCTGCCGATTTAGGTATCACTCGTAAGGACGCTAAAGTAGTTAACTTCGGTGTACTATACTCTATGGGTCCAACTAAGTTAGCTGCAAAACTTGGTATTAGTATGAATGAAGCTAAATCTATTATTGATGGCTACCAAAAAACGTACAAAGGTTATGCTAGTTGGAAACGCTATGTTGAAGAAGAAGCTTCACGTACTGGTTACGTAAAAACATTATTCGGTCGAAGACGTTTACTTCCGGGTTATAATAGTTCTGATAAAATGTTGTATTACTCCGCTATGAGAAAAGTCGGTAATACAATTATTCAAGGTTCTAGTGCCGATATTATTAAAATTGCCATGCGAAATATAAACGCAAAGTATAAGAAGTATAAAATGGATGCACATTTGTTACTTCAAGTACATGATGAGTTACTTGCTGAGGCTCACCCTAGTTGTGCTTTAGATGCGTATGAAATTTTAGTTGACACTATGGAACATTCTATACAACTATCTGTACCGTTAATTGCTGATGGTAAAATAATTAAAGATTGGTCACAGATGAAAAGTGACGATGAGAAAGGTTACTTAGATATTTTAAAACAACAAAAACACAATAACTTATTATGGCTGACTCTTTAGGTTCAACGCTAGAAGCACTAGCAAAAAAATATGGTAAAAAAGTAGTATTTCACGGTGACGAAGTTATTACTGGTAGAAGACTACCTACAGGAATACCTGCATTTGATTATGTGTCGAATGGCGGATTCTTAATCAATCAAAATAATGAGTTGTACGGAACAATGTCCTCACTAAAGTCGTGGATATGTTATATTGCAGCAGGAAAGTTTCAACGGTATGATTGGGCTAATGAAGTACCCGATGCAATTGCAAGTATTGAGTACAAAACAGTTAAATCTCGTAGTAAAGCAGAGGGTGTTGAGGGATTAGAGTTCAACGAAATTTCAAAAATAGTTCCACGAAGAGGTTACAAACCTAAAAAACCAATAGTCGCAAAACGTGTTGCATTGGTTGATATGGAATCAACATATAACCGTGCGTGGGGGGAATATTTAGGTATTGATAATAAAGGTTTACTCTATTACTCTGACTGTAGTATGAACCAAGCCATTGATGTTATTGAAGCTTTATTACGTGACCCCAATGTATGCTTAGTTATCCTAGATAGTATGAGTATTATAGGTAGTGACCAAGAGAATGATAAGTCTATGGAAGAAGACCAAATGGCTACCAATGCTCGATTATGGAATAAAGCTGCACGAAAATTACGTTCCGCAATGAATAGTAACAGAGATGCAACTTTAATAGCTATCAATGCAACAAGTACTTCTATGACTGCTTACGGTGACCCTGAAACTGTAAAGAATGGTAATCAGTGGAAATTATTTAAGTCGTTATCTATTCGTATGAACGGTTTAAAAATGCACAAAGCTAAACTAGATGGTTCTACTGAACAAAATATCGGAAGAATGATTTCTCTAATTAATAAGAAACAAAAATTCGGTGAACCGTACAGAGAAAGCGAGTTTTATTATTCGTTTGTTGATGACGGTGTAATTAAGAAAGGTCATACTGATATTGCACAACAATTAGTAACTATCGGAAGTAAATTCGATATTATTAAACGTTCAGGTAGTACATTTAGTTATGGTGATTTAAAAGTTAATGGCTTAGAACCGTTTAAAGAAAAACTACGTCAATCACCTGATATAATTACTGAACTTACTAAAGAAATCTATTCACACTTTAACGAAGATGACAAAGTAAAATAATGAACTATCCTATTTATAACCACAACAGAGAAATTTATATCTCAGTACCAGCCAATAACGATTCGGTACTTAGTACAGGTAATATTGTTTGTTCTGATGATAGAGCATTATTTACCGTTAAAATTCAAGAGAATGGTCAAACGCTAGAAACTATTCTTAGTAATCGACCAGGTTTTATAACCACTGGTAAACTCCACATATTAGAACTTTACAATGCCAATAATCAAGATCATGTTAGGTATTTAAAATGTTCGGTAATGGAATCCCCACAATTTATTTCTGAGTTAGGAATTAATTTCTATAAGATAGATTGTAGTTCCAACGGTGAAGTATTACGTGCTAGTTATAATTTACCGGCTCAACAAAAGTTTGTGCATATAAATACATTATCTTTGACTTATAGTGCAATTACAGATGGTGAAGCCTAAGTGGTTAGATACAAAAGAAACAACTCGTTCTCGTTCTAAAAAACAAGAATCGAAACTTGCCAAAGTATTAAACGGTCGTACTACTATTAACAGTGGTGCGACCTTTGGCGAAAATGATGTCATCACTGATTTTTGTGAAGTGGAGGCAAAAACTACAACTAAAGACAGTTACCGTTTAACTAGTACTGATTGGAATAAACTTAATGATAAAACTGAGTTCGGAAAAATGCCAATCTTTATAGTTGACTTTGAATTAAAAAATGAAAGTTTAGTAGTTATGAAAATGGATGATTTTAAATTATTAATTGAAAAAGCAAATGGATAAACCAGTAAAAGTTAGTAAGTATTTAATTACTGAGGGTCGATATTTAAGAGATGATGTTGATAGTGAACAAATTCGTATTCGTAGGGAAGACCCTGCATTACGTCATTTGTTATCAGAGGATGATGGTGACCACTGCCAATGGGTTCCAGATCAAATGATAAACCTAGATGAAATTCGTACTTATAATCCAACTAAATTAATTGAGGGCGAGGTCGCTACTAAAGTAGTATTCAATAATGGTGATACAGAAACAATACGATTAAAACCTGACCAACTACTAGATAAATTAATTGAACGTGAGAACTTCTTGTATGACTACAATCTGTATCTAGGAGAAGTCAAATTAGGTAAAAATAAATCTCTATAAAATGAGGTTGTTTTAAATCTTACTTTATTGTATGTTTATACCAGTTAAAAAAATAAAAAAGTGGTTTGTCGTACCTATTACTGGCAAGACCACTTTTAAGGTTATCGAACAGACGTTTCTTCTTAAAAAACACGTATCTTTTAAAGGCGTAACAAAAGAAGAACCTTTATCTCAGAAGACAGTACTTACTGATAAACCTAAAGATGAAGCTGAACGTTTTGTTTACATGAAAGAAAATAATCTAAAATAAATATAAGTCTAATCGTAAAAATCTATCGCAACACATGGCTAAGACAACAACACCCGAAGCAAGTACAATGATATTTGCTACATTAAGAATGGCTAAAAATGGTAACCTAAACCTACAGCCATTATCTAAACAAACTCTCGCAATACCTCAAGGTACTTCAAAACTTCTTGAACTAGATTCACGACTACCAGTTAAATTGTATGATAACGCAGGTGTAGTTATTCCAATTGGTACGTTAAAAGTCGGTGATGTTATTGCAGTATTACCACAAGATGTTACAGCATTTGGTACGTATACTAAGATGACTAATCCTAAAATACTTTTACGCCTTGACGGTAGTAGACACGAAAGTATTCCACTAGCAGATAGTTCGGTTCACAGAGAGTATGACAAGTATGTTGAACTTGTAGGCGATTCTGCTGAACCTGAAGATGCCCCACCTCCAGTTGCCCCAACAAATACATATTACAAACGACTAGTAAAACGTTTAGAAGTTCCTACACTACAAGACGATAGTTTCTACGTTGATAAAGAAATTTGGTATTACTTAGTTCGTAATATCCGCAAGAATAAACCAACTATTATTACTGGGCCATCAGGTAGTGGTAAAACTGAAATGGTTGCACTTGCTTGTAAAAAATTGAAGAAAGAATTACACGTAATAGATATGAGTGGTATGACTGACCCAATTGCAGGTTTAATTGGTGTTCACCGACTTGGTGAAAAAGGTTCATACTTCGACTTCTCTCGTTTCAGTCAAGTTATTCAGGACGAAAATAACGTTGTATTACTTGACGAGTTAAATCGTGCAGCTTTAGAATCCTCCAATATTTTATTACCTGTAACAGATTCAAGACGACAGTTATATTGTGATGTCGCTAGTAAAGAAGTTCCTCGTATTATTGAAGTTAAAGCAGCTATTCTTGCAACTGCTAATATTGGTTTTGAATATGTAGGTGTAAATAATATCGACCGTGCATTATTAGACCGACTATCTATGATTGAAGTTACTACATTAATTCCTGAACACGAGATACCTTTATTAGTAAATCGTGTTGGAATATCCGAAGTACTAGCTAAACAGATAGTGGTAGTTATAGATGAGATTCGCTCTCTATATAAAAAGAACCAATTAAGTACGTTTGTTAGTACTCGTTATTCACTAGAACTTGCCGAGTTAGTTAAAGATGGTTGGGACTTAATCGATGCTTTCCGAATTATCATATACCCATTATTTGAGGGTGTAGTTACAGAGGATGGAGAACGAAGCACAGTTCACAATATTATTAAGAAGTATTGTGAACTGTGAATGATTAGCACTAATCCTTTATACAATAATCCTTTAGTATACGCAACATAATGATAACAAGCACACAACTAGAAGAACTTAAAACCGATTGGTTTGCTGATAAACGAGATGAAAATTTTGTCAAGGTAAATAAATCACTAATAATCGGTAAAACTAAGATAACAAAATATCCATTTCTTTCTACTCAGGCTAATGACTTGAAATATGTACTAGGTAAAGTTTATTTCATGGGTAAATCTATGCTGGATGCTATGAACTTTAAACAAAAGTACCTATTAAAAGTTAGTAAGAACTTCTCTGATAGTTATACAGATGGTCACAAGATATTTGTATCTACTGATTTCTTTGAATCTCCTAAACTTAGCATGGTTGAAAAACTCGATGTATTTCTAGGTGTTACTATTCACGAGGGACTTCACTGTAAGTACACTGACTTCGGAGTTAATATTCCTAATACTTATAGTCAAACCGAAAAGTCATTAATACATTATTTTAGAAATGTGTATGAAGATGAACGTATTGAATGGTTATGCGGAGATAATATGCCGGGTTATATTGAATATATCGCTTCTTTAAAACAGTACTTTTTCAATACGCTATTGGTAGAGAAATACCAAGCCGATTCAACTAGTATGGATTTATCTACAGAGAATTTAATTTCTATTTTTTCTTTGTGTGTTTTACGTTCTGTTAGATACCCCTCACTACTAGAAGATTCACATTTAGAGTTTGTCGGTGAGTACTTAATCGAAGTAAAAAATTTACTTACTAATAATTTCCCGAAGTCTACAGAAGATTCTCAAAACCTTGCTATCAAGACCTTTGAACTAATTAAACAGTTTGTTACTGAAAAACAAGGTGACGGTGATTCTACTTCAACAAGTGGTAAAAGTTTTTCTGAAAAATTAGACTCTGATGAAGTTAAAAAAGTAATTGATACTTTAAAAGAGTTACTATCTGAAAATATTTTGAACCAATCAGAGACAAGTACTACAGAGGATGATATTGAAAAACGAGTAAATATTTTATCTAGTATGAATATACAACTTCAAGAACTTGACGGTTGTGTAGAACTTGCTGATAATAATACGTTCTTTGTTAAGGCTATACCTGATTACGATAAATATCAGGAAGTTGTTTCCACAATTAAACAACATGTTCCAAAAGTCAGAAATATTTTATCCTACCGAGATAAACACCAAAAACTAGTTCATAAAGCTATGTTTAATGGTAAATTAGATACTAGTAAACTCGTTGACAGTAGATGTGGTGTTGCTAATATTTACGAGAAACATGGTTTAGTCGAAACTGAAAAAGTTGCAGCGTGTCTACTTATAGATTTAAGCGGTAGTATGTACGGTGAAAAAATACAAAGCGCACAAAAAACTGCTGTACTATTATTTGAGGCTCTTAAACATAATCGAAGTATTGAGTTATATGTTTACGGACACACTGCTGATGACAGAGATGATGTTAATACAACACATACAACTATATATACTTTCTACGAACCTAAGTATAAAAATATTGCAAGTCTAGGTAGCATTGATAGTTTGTACTGTAACAGAGATGGTATTGCGATACTCGAAACCGCTAAACGTGTAAGACAACAAACTAAACGCAAATGTTTAATGTTTGTTATTAGTGATGGCGCTCCTAATGCTCACCAGTACGAGGGCTCACCTGCTGTATACGATACTAAAGAGAAAGTATTGCAAGTTGAACGTACTATGAATATGGACGTTATTCAAATCGCTATTCAATCCTCACATGAACCAGCTTCAATGTTCCGTAATTTTATTAAATTTGATTCCATAGAAACATTACCAACCGACCTTAACTCTTTTATAAAGTCAACTTTATTCAAGAAACAGGCGATAAACTATTCATAAAATGCAAAAGAAAGTAACAATAACTATTAACTTTTCCGTTAAAAATTTACAACTGCTTAAAAAACTACACGATATAGGCACCAGTAATGAAGTTGATTATAAGATTCCTAGTTCAGAAATTAGTGATGCTGACAAGGATAATCTAAACCAACTTATTTTGATTGGTTTAGTTTTTCCAGCAGGTGATAGTTACGTATTATCTGACATTGGAACTGTAGTTGCACATAGAAAAATATAATTATGACCGGATTCGCAAGTTTATTAAAACGAAAGGTATCTACAAAACATACTGAGGACATTGTATCTATTATCGATAAACAATGTATGTCAAGATCATCGTATGATTTTGAAAAAGTACGAGAATCCTTATCCAGGTTAAATTCCTACTCTAAAAAAGAAGACCGTGAGGATGATGAGTTCATGCGATTATTCTTTAAGTTTTTTAATGAAATGTATGCTGATAGACCTCGTACTAAAGGCGTATTTCACCCATCAGGTATATCAGGAGCGTGTGAACGTGCTATTTATTATGAATTTACTGGTGAGGAAGAATCTGATAAAGTAATTAAAAAACATTCCCCACAAACACAACGTACATTTGACAGTGGTACTTGGTGGCACACGTATATACAAATGTTATTATGGAAAGCAGGTATACTTGAAAAATCCGAGGTTAAAGTAGTAAGTAGGCGTAGACGTATTCACGGTCACTGTGACGGTATTCTGCGGTTAGATAAACGAACGCTACTTGAAATAAAAACTATGAACAGTTTCTCCTATTACAAGGGTAAATTGAAACCGTTTCTAGCACATGAAATACAAGCAGGTGTATATGCTACTGAGCTAGAATTAAAACAAATTTGCTTTCTGTATATAAATAAAGACACTTCTGAAATTACCGTGCATATCGTACCAGTTAATAGAAGATTAGTTGGCGGTGCTTACGATAAAATGGAACGAATACTTGAATCAGTATCTAATAAAAAAGTACCAAGACGACTGATATGCAAAACCGATACATCAGCTAATGCGAAGACTTGTCCGTACTGTACTTTATGTTTCTCTACTAAAAAATAAACCATGCCAGTAAAAGACCGAACCAAAGACAGTAGTAATCTAACTGCCTTACAACGCTATCGAAAAAATTTCAAACAAATAGCAAAACCTATTTCTGATGCTAAACTTCCAGAGAAGATTTCTCACATATCTACTGCTCAGTTATCCGACCTACAAAACCACTATTCACAATGGCGTGAATTTACTGAGGATTTGCTAGTAGAGGCTCTTGCTGAGTTTACCAGTACTAAGGTAAAGTACGATTATGAGTATGACACTACCGTTATACGACTAATTCCTCGTTGTAAAACTAAAACGGAAGCTGAAACAAAAGCACGACTTGAAGCGGATATTAGAAAATTATTTTTATCTTTGTCTGAGGCTGAACTTTATTATGAGTTACTTACTAAAAAGTTTGAAAGTTATAATAACGCTCTAGCCACTATTTCAAGAGAAATCACAAGTCGCAGCAATAAATAATGCCTACTCGCCGTACCACGAAATATTACATAGGAATTGACATAGGACTACTAGGTGCTATAGTTATTCTTAATCGTGATTCAAATGAGGTCGTAGAGTCGTTCGTTATGCCTAGAATTGGTAAAGTAGTTGATGCTCACCAGTTGCGAAATATCTTACATTTTTACCGTTCCCAAGATTGTCATGTTGCCTTTGAGGATTTACATGCAATTAAAAATAGTTCGGCTGGGGCTAATTACACGTTCGGTTTTAATGGTGGTATAGTAGAGGGTATTGTTGCAGGCCTTAATTTACCATTTACACGAGTTTCTGCTAAAGTATGGCAAAAAGAAATGTTTGTTGGTGTTAAACAATTGCAAAAACCGTCTAACAGCGGTAAAACAATGGTTAATGACACTAAGAAAATGGCTCTTATCGCAGCAAAACGTTTGTTCCCACAGGCTAATTTATTTGCCACAAGTAGAAGTTCCGTGCCTCACAATGGTATTGTTGATGCTCTTTTGATTGCAGGTTATGTAAAACGTAAATTCACTTAATTAAATTAGTATGGAAGAAGAATCTAAAGTCGAAACCACCTTACTGAAAGTCAAAGCAACTACCGAAGTTCGTGCATTGAGCGGTTCTATTGTTAGTTCGTATGATAAAGAACCTCATAAACAAATAATCTTACGTGCCATTGGAGCAGGTGCAGTTAATCAGGCTATGAAAGCCGCAGTAACTAGCAACCAGTTCTTCGGCAAAAAAGGTTTATATGTTGCTATTGTACCATCATTAATTACTTTAGCTGATGAGGGTAATTTTACTGCATTAGAAATGCGTGTTGATATTCGTAAAATTAAACAGACAGATGGAAATCATTAATCGTAAAAAGGGGTCATTTATAGTGACCCCTATTTCATTCAACAAGAAAAAACTTAATGCTTTAGTTGACACCGGCTCACCAATAACAATATTAGATGAATCATTCCGTAATACCGCAAAACCAGCTACTACTGCTACTATTCATGGTATAAACGGCAGAACTAAAGTTAAAAAATATATGGACTACGTAGTTATTACTAACGAACGCAAAGAAGTTCTAACTACAGTTTACTTCATGGATTTATCACATTTAACTGATAACTATGGTAAAGGTCTTAACATACAGGCTATCTTCGGTATGGATTTATTCACTAAAACAAAAATCACACAATGTTTAAAGTAACAGACTTCGACAAACTAAATAAAATTTGGGACGGTACACTAAGTAATGGTAAAGAGGTATGCGGTTCATGTAAAGGAATGTGTTGTCACAATACCGAGAAGATATTATTTCCGGGTGAGTACGACTACCTAGTAGAAAAAACTGGTCAAATGAACTCTAGCTGGAAGTCTGTTGGTTGCTTATGTTACCAGTTACAACAACACAATGCCGAACTAGGAAAATATAAACCAATTATTTGCAAACTATTTCCGTTAGATATTACTGTACCATTGGTGGGTGATGTAGAATTACGTGAAGAGATTCCTGCTTCTGATTATACTGATAATTGTGCAAAATTAATTATCTCTAAAGAAGACCGAATTAAAATTACTAAATGGTTAAATTTTCTATTCAGTGATACACACAATAGATTCTTTTATATTCACTCACTAGTTATGCCTAGTTTAATTGAAGATGAAAAAACTATCCTACGTGAAATGGGTAAAGACCCTGATGATTTTTCTGATATCGAAATGGAACAACGTATATCATTTAAGGCGTTCGGTATTCCAATGAAAGACCAGTTAACTCATTTTGATTTTAATTTGGAAGATAAGAAATAATTGCTATTTTTGTATTGTTCAATTCTGCTAACTAAAATACCGCAGACATTATTAACACAAAAATTATTCATACCATGAAAAAATTATTTGTATTGACAACTTCAGGTGGTGGTGCTTCTACTAAGAAAAAAGCATCAGCTAAAAAAGCAGCAGCTAAGAAAAAAGCATCAGCTAAAAAAGCAGCAGCTAAGAAAAAAGCATCAAAACGTTAATCAATTAACAGTTTTTGAGTATTGAAAAATCCTATCCTAGTTGGTAGGATTTTTTATTTTCATTATATTTGTACAACATGAAATCAGTATTACTATTTGGTGGCGGTAAAGAAACCGTTTATAACCTATACAACAGTAAGAATATCGAATTACTACTTTACTTCAACTACGGTCAGAAGTCTAGTAAACAAGAGATTAAATTACTCCGCTACTACAGTAAAAAATTTAATATTCCTAACAGAGTAATTAGCTTAAAAAATATCCTACATATACCTTACGGAATTAAAACTGGTCAAGCAGGTGGTTCATCTAATGTTATTATGCGTAATACAATATTTACGGGTATTGCAATTAACATAGCTAAATCAAGTGGTTGCTCCAATGTAATTATAGGCACTGTAAAAGCACACAAATCAATTAAATATCAGAATGATGGTTTCCAGCACTGGTTAAAAGATATTTCCAGTATTGCCTACAAAACAGAAGGAGTTACTTTAATTTCTCCCAGTAGTAAAAAATCATTTGATGAGATTTGTAAATTCCTAGTAGAAAAAGCTGACCTAAATCATATTTGGTTATGTGAAAATGATAAAGATCATAACTGCGGACGATGTAATAAATGTAAAACATTTATCCAAGAATCCCACAACTTCCCAAACGCTGAAAAACTGAGAAAAATCATATATGGCAACTAAAGTAATCCCTCCATTTATTATTATACCAAAATTCTTAACGAAGACAGAGTGTAATAACATTATCAAATTAGGTAATAAAAAACCTGCTAAGCTAGAACAGTTTGGTGAGGACGAAGGAAGATATTCACACGCAACTGAGTTTACTCCTTGTATGTTTAATAATCCAGAAGAAGAATATGGTAACCGTATTCACAAACGGTTAATAGAAATTAATGATACTATTTACGGTTACAAATTAAATATGAAGAAGTGGTTACATGGTAGCTTTCTTCGTTATGATAAGGACGGTTTTACTAACTGGCATTATGACGGTTATTTTGGTACTGAATACCCAGAAAGAAAATTAACTGGTGTAGTTATGTTATCAGAAGGTGGTAAAGACTATGCAGGAGGTGATTTTGAGTTTCCGTTCTACATGAACTTAACACCTAAACAACAGCTACAAATGAAACAAAAGGGAACTCTAATTGTATTTCCTTCATCATCATTCCACAGAGTAACTACTGTAACTGACGGTACTAGATATTCACTTGGTTTCTTTATGCCTGGACCACTGTTTAAATAATGAGAGAATTACTTAAATACGATAAGACAAAAAATAAAGGGTTGATGTTTTTTTCAGCTTCTTCTACTAATGATGCTCAACAGTTGTATAACTTTGGTATCAGAGAAATTCTTGTGTCTTATCACTATATTAGTAAGTCCTTTAAATTCTACGATGAGTTCGTACCACGTATTTATAATGAAGGTGGTTTATTTATGACAGATAGTGGTGGTTTCTCGTTTATTCAACAGTTAGTTAGTAAGGGAGAATTAACTGAAGAAACCCAGAAAGAAGAGTACTGGTTACCTTATTTGCATGAGTACGTTAACTGGATAAAAAACCATGCTGAACATATTTTTGTAGCCGCTAACCTTGACCTTGACGCTATCGTTGGTAGAGAGGTAGTCGATAAGTGGAATAAAGTATACTTTGAACCTTTAGAAAAGATAGTCAATATTGTATACGTTGCCCACCGTGATATTAATAAAGAGTATGATGACTATAACGGTATTAGGAGGTTAAATGAGTACTGTAAAAAATATAAGTATGTTGGTGTTTCTCAGGAATACAAAGATTATCACACTAAAGTTTACACAGTAGCAAAACAGTATAAAAATATTATACACGGATTTGCTTGGACTTCTATCCCACTATTAAAATCCTCGCCTTTCTTTAGTGTCGATTCTACCACATGGTTAGGGGGTGTTCGTTACGGTACTAGTTACAACTACGATGGTAAAAATTTTGTGGTTAATGACTACAAGAAAAAGTATGTTCGTAAGGGTGACCGTGTTCTATGTAGAGAGTTTGGTATTAACTACGAAAATCTATTAAAAGAAAAACGAATTGAACTTAATCAGTATAACTTAGTCGGTTGGTTAGGCGCACGACAAGAATACTTACGTTCTGCAAACTTAAAATTAAATACTAAACCTGTAAGCTTTTATATCAAGAATGAAAAAAACAGTTGACGAAATAATTGACGAAAATTTACGAGTTTTATCTGACCCTGAAGATGATGATGCCGTACAAACCGCACGAGAGATTGTGTGTATTTTCTATGGTAAAGGTGGTAATACTGACTGTAAAGGTTGTACTAAACCTGATGAAAAAGTGCTTGAATGTAAAGACACTTATGTTGACCGTATTAAAGTACGACCTATGGAAGTATGGTCACCTCAGTTTGATGAGATAGAAGTTCGCGAGAAAAAGTCTTTGAACTTTGGTAGACTAACCCTAAGATGTGATAAGTGTAATATCTCTGATGTTTGTCCTGAGTACAAGCAACGTGCTACATGCAGTATAGATTTCGGTGATACTGATACGTCTAACAATAAAGTTATGATGGATAAATTAATCGAAATACAAACTGCAAGAGTTAATTTTGCTCGTAGTAGTGAGGCTATGGATGGAGGTCAACCGGATCAAACTCTATCTAACGAAATGGATAGATTACAAGGTATGTTAGCTGCTCGTGCTGATATGACTGCTGATAAATTCAGTATTAGTATCGAGGGTAAATCTCAGGGTAATGCAGGCGGTGGTATTCTTAGTCAATTATTTGGTGGTATGAGTAAACAGCCTGATAACTCGTTACCGGCTAACCAAACTATTCCTATTGATGCCGAAATAGTCGAAGATAATAATGCTAAAAAACCTCTAACTTTAGATGTAAATAAAGTTGAATTTATTGAGGAACCTAAATTACGTGATAATAAAAAACTAGACCCAGAACCTGAACCAGTTGCAAAGGCACGACCTAGTAAACGTGCAACTATAATTAAAAAACCTAAAGATAATGAAGATTAGTACTATTTACCCTACCTATCAAGGAGAAGTTAATATTTTTGGTATTGGCGCTCCAGTTATATTTGTCCGTACTTCGGGATGCCATTTACGTTGCTACAAAGAAACTCTTGGTTTACTGTGTGATACCCCTAATGAATTAGACGGTACAGTTGGTACTGATATGAGCGTAGAAGAAATTGCTGATTCCGTTCGTAAAATTTCTGAGGATAACGGAGGAATTGATTTAATATGTTTTACTGGTGGTGACCCACTATGGAGAAACCAAGATGAGATACATAACTTATTTGCTGAATTGAGTGATTTTCACATATCGGTAGAAACAAGCGGTACTCTTTCCATAAGAGAATTTGCTAACTATGAACATGTATCTTTCGTACTTGATTACAAATTAAGTTCTGCAGGTGTTAAACAAAAGTTTATTACTAAAGATTTATCCGTACTCAGTAAAAATGATATTATTAAGTTTGTGATATACGACCAAGAAGACTACTCTATGTTTTTAGAGTTATTTAAAGGCTTGTACGAAAGCACACTTGCAAAGATATGTGTAGGTACTTATTGGGGTGGTACAAAATATATGAAGTCCAGTACTCTTATCGATATGTTGAAAGCCGATAGATTACTTGGTAAAGTTCATATTAATATGCAGGCTCATAAACTGCTTACTATGTATGATACCTTAGAGGAAAGTGCATTTTCCGCTATAAAAATTCCTGAAAAACTTTAGATTGCTTTTAATCTTACAAATTGTTACCCTTATACCATGTTTGTAAATAATCTATTTGTGCCAGTCATAGAGCCAAAAGTAAAAGAAGCTTATTGGAACACCTATGTAAATGTTATCGATGTAGTTAAAGACAACATTCACATATTTAACTCGTTTTACCATGCTGGCTGTGGGTACGATAATTTCTCGTCATTATTCCGAAACCTTGCATTTAAGATGTTAGGTATAAATAATTCTGATGAATTGAACTGGTCGGGTTTTGATGATGCTTGGTTTGAGTTATTTGATGAGGACGAGTTCGCCTACCTAATTAGCTTTAAACTACATTTTAAATTTAAAGACCTTACTAACGAGTATAAAATATTAACCGACTTATTAAACACTTTATGTCAAAGACCCCAACTAAAATAGGCTCCCAAACTGTAATGCCTAACAAGGTAGTTAAACACAGACGAGTTAACCGATACCGTCCAGGTGATAAGGTAACTGTTGTATCAGAAAAATATATAACTGCCGTAGTACAAAAAGTATGGGTGCGTCACAAACAACTTACATATCAGGTAAAGTGTGGTGACGGAACTGTATTAAATAAACTTCCTGAATCTGCCTTGTTACCACACATTAAGAAGTGGCAGTACAACTTAATTAAATGGCTAAGTAAAATTGGTTTGACTATTGTAACCCAACACTAATGAAATATTATTTTGTGGATTTGTTCTGTGGATGGAAGCATATCTTATTCATTTAATTCGTAACTGAAATGCTACAGATTATGGGTTTCCCTGCTAACTATAAAATAGTTGGTACACAAACGGAAGCTAAAAAATTCATAGGTAATGCGGTTGAAACTAAAACTGCCAAGACCCTTATTTACGAAAGTTATCGACATAATATTAAAAACAGAATCGTGTAAAATCGGGTTGTTTTTAATATTACTTATTTGTACCCTTATACTAATTAAACATTATGACAACAATACCAGTAGTTCAAAGCGCAAAAGGTTTATTTACTCCAATAAAAGGTTGTAAAGCCTCTGCAAAATTAGCCGATGGTGGTTACTTTGATGTAACCGTTCAATCATTAAACGTACGTACAGGAATGGCACGTATAGTCGATGAGGATGGCATTGAGTACGATATTCGTACCTCTAAACTCGAAAGACCTTTACTCGCTAACGTTAATGAACGTTTTGAGTATTTCAGACAGTTGACCGACCTAACAATGGACGGTAAATTATATTCATTAATTGCCAGCGGTGAGGGTGGTATCGGTAAATCTCACATGATTGGTGAAATGCTTGAATTGAAAGACCTAAAAGAAGAAACTCATTTCCTGCACATTAAAGGTTTCTCTACTGCAAAAGCACTCTACAATTTATTAAAAGACCACAGTGAAAAACTAGTAATATTCGATGACTGTGATAATATATTAACAGACCCAATTGGTCAGAATATTTTAAAGGCAGTACTCGACACCTCTAAATCAAGAAGAGTTCGTTGGTTAACCAACCTAGAAGAATCTAGTTTTGTATTTACCGGCTCCGCTATATTCTTAACTAATAAAAATAAGGATAAAATACCACAGGCATTAATTTCACGTTCGTTGGTAGTTGACTTGTATATGACCCCCGAAGAGAAAATTGAACGTATGCGCTATTTAGTTCCTACGTTAGATGCAGGCGCAACACTTACAGTTGAAGAGAAAAATGCAGTACTTGATGTTATCGATAAGTATAAAGATACAATTCACGACTTAAACGTTCGTACAGTAGTTAAGGCGTTATTAGTATACGAAAACACTAAAGACATTGATATTGTGAGGTATCAGGTGTTGCAGTAGTGAAGTATGAAAAACTTTTACAGTAATGGAAGCTTACCAAATACTTAGTATAAGGTCACCGTATGAATTTATTTATTCTCCAGGTCATTGTTGGTATTACAAGTTTAATACACCTTTGCCAGTGGAACAGATTGAACCTGCTAGATTTACTGACTACGGTTATAAAATCCCTAAAAAAGCTACTGAAATAAATTTATTTAATGCACTAACTCAGGCACTTAAAGAATTAGAAAGTGATATAACTCGTTACTATGAATGTTGGTTTGATTATGCTCCTGAATGGGATGAAGTTACGCTTGAAACTAAAAACGAGGGAAGAGAAATGTCACTAAGTCTGAAACATAATCACATAAGTTACAACAAAGGTCTAGTCGAATTTCTTATTAAGGAAATAAAGACTAAATTCGGAGAACAATCATATCAAAAATTTAAAATCCAATGGAACAAAACAACGATAAACCACAATACAGACGACCACCTCTCTTTGTCAGAGTTAGTGGAAAAGTAGCCGCTAGTACTATATTCGGTACTATAACTGTAGCGTTAATATTCCTGTGTATAAAATTCATAAAGTGGTTATTTACATACTTATTTTTATCATAATATGACAGAAGAAGTAAAAACGGATTTACTCGAATCCTCTGAACTTATCACACACCATTTTATTTTGTGCCACAAGTTCCCAGCTATATTTACTGAAAAAGGAAACTTTCGTATTCAGGTTAATTACACTCACGGTTTTAGTGATTATGCCGAGTATAAGGAACTAATGAAAGCGTTACCACCGCACATTAAAACTTCAATACCGCATTTATCGGTATTTAAGAAATTAGAAGAATTTTATACCGCACACGAAAATAATACCTTATGGAAATTGCTACCCTCATTACAGTCCTTACAGCCGACAGACAACTTGAGCGACCTAGATACTCAACCATAGTTAAAGGCCTTGACCTTAAAACTAGACTAACAAATATGCGTAACGCAATGGTTGATGAAGAGATAATAGATTCTTCTATCTCTCTACACCCTAACGTTATGAAGTTTATAGAGATATGGTCTACTTATATTGTTCGTGATAAGGAAGACACTAATGAATATGACTTGATGAAAAAATCTTTTATTAATGCTTTCGGAGAAACTGTGTTCCAGGACTGGCTATTCTACAGTTATTATTTTGTCAGAACCTCTACCATGATTGAACGAGGTTGGAATGACGATAATAACAGAGAAGTTGGTAACTAATTGAAAATTTATTACTTTAGCAGTATGACAAACAATACCGAAATAGACGATAAGTTATTTGATAATATCTTTCGTTTTGTTGCACTAAGCGCCACTTGTGAGGAGTACTATTTTCATATCGCTGACGGTCTAATTAAAATGGACTTAGAGTTAGTTAAAAAAGAGTATGAGTCAAAAAATTATCACCCAAAACAGGTACGTAAAATTGTTGACCGAAGAGAAAAAGAATTAAACCGTATTCATGCTTCTCGACAAAAGTTTTTTACTGACTTCGTTAAAAGATTTAATGTCCCTCCTTACTCAAAACTAACAGACAATTACGTGGAACTATTGCACACTGCATTAAACTCTATATCTTATAAAGATGCGAATAATCCCGAAACACCAGCAACCAATAGTTAATGAAACTATAGTAGAAACTGCTAATTATGACTTTGATAGAAGTATACTTTTTAGTAAGTCTATTATCAATAAGTACATAAATGATGCGGTAAACAAATTAGATTTCGATGTTTCCAGTAAACTACAAATCTTACGAGATAAGTATCTATGTCAGTCACCTCCAACATTTTCAACGGCAGATAGTATTTCAGAAGTCGTAAACTCTTTAATGACTATTAACGGAGTAATTAATTCAGGTTTTATCGCTACTGATTTCAGTACTGTGGTTACTGATAATGTTCCAATTTTGCACGTTACTGTAATTCCTACTAATAAGATTTTAAGATCACTCATTGAACATGATGTCAGAAAAGCGGTTAGTGAGTTAATGCCTAAAGATATTAATTATAAGTTAGAAATACTCCCATAACCATACAAAAGGAGCGGTAATAACTACCACTAGATGATAGTTCCGCCATGTACTAAATCTAGGACGTACATTATTAGTTGCTCCTTTTACTTTAATTTTTGTTATATTTGACTATAATTAAAAATTAAAGTTATGGTAATCATAAAAGAAATTCTATTAGAACAAGGTGAATACTACAATGAAGTATTTGAAAAAGATACTATTGTTCTTCACTATACCGCAGGTAGTCACCGACCTGATTGGGTAATACAAGGCGGTTGGGAAAACGACAAAACAAAAACAGGTGATAAATTAAAAGTTGCAACTGCTTACGTTATTGGTGGTTTATCTACAACCTCTACTGAATCTGAATGGGACGGTGTTATAGTTAAAGCATTTGATGACAAGTATTGGGCTCACCACTTAGGTTGCACCACTGCTAACAATAAAACACTTAATCAAAAATCTATCGGTATAGAAATTTGTAATTATGGACCATGTAAAAAAGGTAAGGACGGTAAGTTCTATAACTACGTCAATAAACCTATGCCGGATAATATGGTGTTTGAGTTACCGAAACCATACAGAGGCTATACTCACTACCACAAGATCACACCAAAACAAATAGAAGCAGTACGTTTACTTATCTTAGATATTATTAAGCGCCATCCGAAGATTGACGTTAAGAAAGGTATATTACAATTCATTAACCAGTCAAATGCCTTTGAATCTAACCAAGCTGCACTAAAAGGTATTGGTGGTATATGGTCACACAGTAACTATCGAGAAGATAAATTCGATATTACACCTCAACCTGAAATGGTTGCAATGTTAAAAACATTTTTATAAATAAGAGCCAGTTTAAGCAGTAAATCAAATTTTTTGAGCGTTGGAAAAATTGCG